TATGGAGATATCGTACGCAGCTGATAAAGCTGAAGTTCGTTGGTCGCCCCCGTTGCCGTCTATCGGCAGGGGTGGCCAGAGGGCGACCGTCCCGTTAGGGACACTTGAGTTCAAGCTCAAGTCATACTATCTACAAGTAGATAGTTCTCCGGACTTTTTCGTCCGGCAGGTACCTAGTACCTTCAGAAGAGCCCATGGGCTCTATGGCCGGTTATGGCCCGAGAGGTTATTCCTCCGCGACCTGCCATGGCAGGTTCAGTTCCGATTCATCATGTCGAAACTGTATGGGACGTATTCGTCCCACTTCCAGCGCACGATGAGTGCTCTGCTCCGCGAAGGTAAACTTCGCGTGATTCGGCAATGGTTTTACAATGCCGACGGGGTAGTGTACCCCTACCTCATATCGGGATATGAGGATTTGTCCGTCGTGGACAGGCTCACGAGGTATGCCCTCGAGGGCTGTGCGAGTAACTACTCGCACTTCATGTCTTCCCTGAAGAAGACGAAGAAGCTCATCCGGAAAGAGATGGCCATTAACAACCCGCGAAGGGTTGTGGTCCCAGGCAACCTGGGGCCCGTGCGGCAACACCTATATTACGTTGCCGTGTTTAATAGTATACTAGATACTATTACATCGAAGGCGGAAAGATTCCGCCTTATGCTCCTCTGGACACAGTCCAGGGGCACCGGCCTTGCATCGGCCGATATGGTGGAAAAGAGTTTCCACAAGTTCCGTGACACCGTCACGCAACCTTGTCTACCTCTCGAGGTAGACCCCGTGATCTTACGATCATGCATCCGGGCACAGAACGTGACCGGTCACGAGGCGCAAGCCTCAGTAGGACCAAAGTCCTGCTTACAGAGCCCACAGGCTCCGGAGGTCCTTGAGGACCGATACTACCTGCCCGGTAGTAGAAAAGACCCCGTAGGGGGCCAGACGAGGTACTTGTTGTACCTCGCATCCCACCGGGTTATCCGGGAGGAGAGGGACCTCCAAACGTTGGAGGCCACGCCGTGTGAACCACGGCCGGTCCGGAGTGCTCCGGACTTACTCATTTGGGCGACAAATGAGGCGGTGCGCCATGGCGCACTCGTACGTTCTGTACGATTCCACTGCGTTGAAGAGCAGTCGAAGGCCCGGTCTATAACCGTGGCGAACCTGGCATACCAGGTGATCATGGGCGCAATGGCCCATGCTCTCGTCCCGGCGGTATATTCCGCTGAGACCAAAGCCGGTCTATCCAAAGACCGGAATCTGTGGAGGTTCCTCCACGATCAGTTAGCCCCGGACAATCCGGGGTGGGATGGCTTTACCGGCCATGGTGTCAGTGCGTACTGCACTGACCTTTCTGAAGCCACCGATTTCGGTAATTGGTGGCTAGCCCGGGCAATCTGGTCCGAGCTCATCCGGCAAACAGCCGGACGCAACCAGCCTCTTGGGCTGATGCTTCTCGCGAAGAGCCTTTATTGCTCCCCGCGTCCGGTGTTTCACCGGTCTGGTAAGGGTGTTTACTCTTACATTACCACCAGGAGAGGATTCCTGATGGGCGACTTGTTTACCAAGTTGGTCCTGACCATCGGTCAGGATTATAACGTGAGGCTAGCCCTCATGTCCTCCCCCTTGGGGAAGTATCGTACGAATGCGAATATCGTACGTCGTGGGACCTTACGGCCCTACAATAACTCGTCCATACAAGGGACTGAGTATTCCGGCGGCAACGCCGAACGACCCCGAATCGTCGGGGCATCCTACTCGATAGTAGGAGATGACGTAGTTTTGCTCTACGCCGTCCTTTCGCAAGGATTTAGCATGGGAGAACACTTCCATGCCGCAGCCACCTCCGGTGGCTGGAAGCTGTCGGAAGACGACACCTTTGACAGTAGACACTTAATGTTCTACTGTGAGGAGGGATCATTGATCCCCCGTGGGCCGCACTATGCGTCCCGTCACTCCATTTGGAGGGGCCGACAAATCGGCTACCTGGACTATCCCAGGATCCGGCTCATGATGCCGGTTAAGGTTGAAACCAACCTGTACTCACATACCAATGTGGGTAGATTCGCCCTCATGGGCAAAGAGTGTCTTTGGACACTTGGGACCGCCGGGCAGGCGGCCAATGAGATGTACTCCCGTGCATCTATTCTACAGCACCTGATGGTGCCGCGGGACATAGAAACTCTGTGTCCGTATACCCCCCAGGAGATTGGGGGAGATGGCGCTTACACGCCAGATTGGGAGTTCTTCTCCCAAATCATTAACGTCAAGTCAAAGGACTCGGCGGAGACGCTGTACAGGATGCAGCGCCAGATGACCCACACGTGGGCTCATAGGTTTGTCTCGTCGGACAAGCCTCGAGGTGGTGTACTGAAACAGCACCTAATTCTGCCTACGCTCGATAGGCTGAAGCAGTGGATCCCTGAGAGATCCCTGATCACTCCGGAGAGTCCGGAGCACGCGGAATTATATTCCGCTCTCCCCAGGGGAATCCTGGAGAGCCCCCAGCTTACATTCTTTAAGCTGGTCAAGCGAGTCTACAACTCGCATCTGTTCAGGGGGATACACCTCCCGACGCTGATCGTGAGATCAGATTTGTCCTCCAAGAGAGGACAAACGTCCGCCCAGGAGCTCTGGGCGTTCTTCCTCCATCAAGTCGATGGGGGTGAGGGTAATAACATCTGTTACTACCTAGAAACCTGGCGTCGGCCGGGCTTCCAATATCGTAATACTGAACCGTATTACGTCGTGCCTGAACGGCACCGGGATGTCATGTCCCTTGGCTGGAACTGGAGGTTCCGACCAGAACGGCCTACCGAGATTAGTAGGCTCGACGTCCATAGTTTCTTGGACGTGATCCGTCACGGGCGTGACGTTCCACTTATAGTGGATAGGCTCAATCTATTCTTTGAGTCCGACCCCCTGATAATGATCAGGGTGCGCGAGAGGCCCGAAATACGGGGCCTCATCACACTTATCTCACGGGATAAGCGTCTTGCATTCCAAATATGCAAGTGGGTCCGTACGAATCGAGATCGTACGGCTAGGGTTCAGCTCGTGAGCCCTGAATTCTTCTTCCTAGGAAGAATTGACGAGTTTCCCTCGTCCGTCGTCCTACAGGACGCCGGTGCGATCAATTTCCTTGGTCGCAATATCTCGGAGAGCAACCTCTCCGACGTGGAGTGCAATCCACCCGTACTTCGGTACGAAAACTCCTTCCCAGGAGTTTCTTCCGTGTACCTCGATGGGTACCGGTACCCCTCGCGGGGCTCTGCCCGGTTGAACCTCTTCAACCTGATGAGTTCGTGGAACTCAGAACATGAC